ATGAGGAGAAAAGGTGACTTTTCTGGGGATATAGCCCGGAAAGAAAACTATTACAAGGCTTTTGATCATGCCAGCAAGAACAAGCATGGCAAAAAGGCCATAACAAAGTTCGAGGCGGACTTGGAAAAGAACCTTTCCGATCTCCTATACTCTTTTGAAAACGGGACGTTCGTAACCTCCCCGTATCGTTTCATGACCGTCCATGAGCCGAAAAAACGTCTTATCGGGATGCTCCCTTTCCCGGATCATGTCCAGCATTGGGCGATGCTCAATGAGGTGGAGGATTATTTTACGAGATCCTTCTCCGCGTATACCTACGGAGGGGTGAGAGGACGCGGTCCCCACGCCTACATGAGGATGATCCGGAAGGTCTTGAGAAAATATCCGGAACGTACCACCGACTATCTCCTGTGCGATATCCACCACTTCTATCCGACCGTCAATCACCCGGTACTGAAAAGCCAGCTCAGGACACGTATCAAGGATAATCATTTATTGCGAAGGCTTGATGAGATCATTGACAGCGTCGAGGGGGATACCGGTATGTTTCCCGGCACGAAGCTGGCGCAGTTCTTCTCGCTTGTCTATCTTTATCTTTTCGATCACGATTTGAAGCGGTGCTTCCATGTCGGGGAATGCCCTGCTTTGGTTGAGTACTACACGAAAAGGTATATCGAGGAAAGTATCGCAACGGCCAAAACAGAACATGATTATGAGGAGTTATCCAAAGGGATCCAATATCTCTCGGACAGGTTCAAGGGATATCTGAACCGTCTGGATTTCTGCTACCGTCTCGCCGATGATGTCCTGATACTGCATGAGGACACCGTATTCTTGCACCTTGTCATCGAGTGGATCGGTCTTTATTACGCTAACGAGCTTAGGATCGGTCTTAACCCGAGATGGAAGATCGGGCACGTGACGGACGGTGTCGATACGGGGGGATATGTGCATTTCCCGGATCACGTCCGTGTCCGGAAACGTAACAAGGTGGCTCTCTGCCGCCAGATAGCGAGATTGAGAAAGAAGGGTTTGCCGGGCGAGGAGATAAGGAAGAGGGCCTCTTCCCGTATAGGCTTCATTCAACACGCTGATACGAGTAATCTATTAAATAAATTAGGAATGGAAACACCAAGGAAAAGACTGGGACAGGTGATAAGGAATAAAAAAAGTCCGTGGGAGGATCTCCCGGCCGACCGGAAAATGAGATTCGAGGATATACTTTATGATACCCGAATACCGGAGGACCGGAGAGGCCCCGAGGAGGACAGGCTGATCGAGTTGATCGATTATAAGATTGAGGATAGCAAGATCGAGAGAAACGAGGACGGCACGCCAAAGAAGTGCCTCGCCATACGTTTCCGATGGAAAGGCGAGGAGCGTTACGCTTTCACCGGTTCCGCCGTCTTGATTGATCAGGCGCTCACGGACTTCTCTCACGAGGACTTGCCGGTGGATACCGTGATAAAGGTGCTCACCAACAAGTTCGGTAAGAAATTTTTCAGGTTCACTTGACCCGTGGGGATCGCTCTTGGCCGATCCTCCCGGGTCGGCTAAAAAACATTTAAATATATGGAGACAAGAGCGATTTACACGGAGAGAAAGACATTCGTAAAATACGATGACAACCATTACCTACTATACCTGAACGAGGAGGTCTTGGAGAACTACGTTCCGGAGGGCCACGGGGGCGAACCGGAACCGGAGCCTTGCACGGCTTACGCCTATACCGGCACGTGCGAGGATGGCGGTACGCTGGTCGAGGCGACTTCTGCGAGTTATGACAGTCTCGTGTCCGGATTGGTCCGGAGAGAGTATTCCGCCGATCGGGTAGAGGCGATAACGCTGAATAAATTGAGCTCGGATAATGAGAGAGAGGCCGAGTTTGAGGCCGAGTTCGCCTGTCTGGAGCGTTACCGTAACGACTGCAAGGCGAGGGTACGTGCCTTGCTGGGTATGTCCGAAAGCGTCTCGAACACCCTTTAAATACCGTTCGAGATGCGTATCTATGATAAGACGGGCGAGGTATTGCTTGACATCCCGGTGGACGATGACAGCTATCGTTACCGGGCGATAGCGCAAGCGAAGAAGGTGGAGCTGCGTTACTCCCTAGTGGATCACGTGGAGCTGCCTACCGGGGCGTATATCGAGTATCAGGGGGAAAGGTACACGCTGTGGTACCCTTCGGATTTCAAGAAGGAGGGCACGAGGGTCTTCGACTATACCGTCACTTTCGGCGGCAACGAGGAGATCCTGAAAAAATATAAGTACAAGCTGTTGTCCGACAAGCCGTACAAGCTCAAGTTCGTCATGACGGCCACGCCGGGGATGTTCATGGAGCTGCTGGTGGACAACCTCAATCTCTATGATTCCGGCTGGACGGTCGGCACGGTGATCGAGGCCCCGGAGAAACTGTTGTCGTTCAACCATGAGAAATGCTGGGCTGTATTGGGGCGTTTGGCCGAGGAGTTCGACACGGAGTTCGAGATCGTGGGCAAAACTATCAACCTCCGCAAGGTGGAGTATTACAAGGACGCTCCTCTAAAGCTATCCTACGGAAAAGGTAACGGATTTCTTCCCGGTGTAGGTCGTGCGAACCAAGGCGGCAACCTCCCCGTTGAGATCCTTTACGTGCAAGGCGGCGAGCGGAATATCGATTACTCGGTCTACGGTAGCCAGACATTGTTGCTTCCCAAGTCACAGGAGCTGGAGTACCAAGGCCGACGGTACAAGACCGACAAGGACGGGATGTATGTCACTCGCGCGGACAGGCCCCTTTCCTCTTATAATGAGGACAGCTACGACGCCAGCGATATATATCCATCCCGGGTCGGCACGGTGAGCGAGACCGACACGGAGCCGGGCGAGGACACGGACGGGAACGATGTCACGTTCTACAACTTCTATGACTCATCGGTTCCCGCCAACCTCAATTTCGAGGATTGCCTGATCGCCGGTCAGACCATGACGGTTATTTTCCAGACAGGTCGTCTGGCGGGCCGTGAGTTCGACGTAAAGTACATACATGACGGCCGTAAGTTCGAGATCATCTCGTCCGAGCAGGATGGCATGACGCTGCCGAACGCCTCCCTGTATCCGGAGGTCGGCGACAAGTACGCCATTTTCAACATATCCCTTCCCGCCGCCTACGTGTGCGACAACGCCACCAAGACCGGGGCGAGCTGGGACATGTTCCGGGAGGCGGTACGCTGCCTTTACGAGCGTGAGGAGCGGCAATTCACGTTCATCGGAGAGCTGGACGGCATATGGGCCAAGAAGAATTGGTTGGCGATCGGCGCCAAGCTGGTACCCGGCGGTTATGTCGATTTCAGCGACCCGCAATTCCAGCCGGACGGCATCCTGATCCGGATCACCGGGGTGAGGGATTACATCAACAGGCCCCACAGCCCGGAGCTTGAGCTATCCAATACGTCGGTAGGCGGTTTCCTGTCCGATGAGTTGGGCAAGCTGGAGAGCGAGGAGGTCGTTAATGACAAGAGGTATAAGGAGGCGTTACAGTTTACCAAGCGCCGTTACCGTGACGCTATCGAGGCGCAAGAGATGCTGGAAGTGGCCTTCGATAATTACTCCAAGGGCATAGACCCGATATGGGTACGTACCATGTCGCTCTTGGTGGGTGATGAGTCCCTGCAATTCCGTTTCGTCAACAGCAAGACCGCTCCTGTGACCGTCATGCCCGATTTCAGGTATGATGACAACACCGGGGTGTTTACCGCCCCGGCTTTGATCTTGCAGCACATGACGCTGGGCATTAGTGATATCAAGGAGTCCCATAAGCCTTCCGAATACCAGTATTGGGATATGGGGGCGTATACGAGTCCCTACTTGGGGGATTACGGGAAACTCTATCTCTATGCGAAGTGCGGCAAGAGCGGTGGGAAGGGGACGTTCGAGATGTCCGGGAGCCCTCATAAGTTCGAGGAGGATGGGTACTATTATTTCTTGACCGGTTTATTGGGCAGCCAGTTTGACGGGGCCCGTTCCTTCGTTACCGTGTACGGTTTCACGGAGATACTCCCCGGCCGGGTGACGGTGGATAGGATTGTCTCGACGGATGGTAATACCTATTTCATACTGAATAAGGGGGATGGCTCTGGCGAGTTTCATGGGCGTATGGTCTTTACCGCCGGTTCGGGGCTGAAAAACCTTGATGAGTGGCCGGAATTGGATCAGTCTATCAAGGAGGCCAAGAAATCCGTGGAGGACCTGAACTATTACGTGGACGGGGCGTTCAAGGATGGTATAGTCACGGAGACGGAGGCCGTAGCGATCGAGAAATACCTGAATACGGTCAATGTTTCCAAGGCCGAGGTCGAGGCCACTTATAAAAAATTATATGAGAATACCTATCTCTCCGGCCCGGCCAAGACCGGGCTTTTGAACGCGAAGGTGACATTGTTCGGGGCGATTGACAACCTATTGTCCTCCATCAATACCGCTATCGTTGACGGCAAGGCGACAGAGGCCGAGAAAAAAGACGTTGACGCCAAGTTCACGGCCTTCAATACCGCCATGTCCTCTTTTAACACAGCCGTAGAGGCCGCAAACAAGGCTATTCAAGATACGCTGAAAGGGTATTCAGATACAGCCATGAAAAAGGCGCAGGACGCTCTTAGCGAGGCGGAAAATGCCAGTAACGCTGCCAATAACGCCCAAGGATCGGCTAACGATGCCCAGAGCATGGCCAATGACAAGGCGAAGGTGTTCTACCAATCCACGGCCCCGAGATCGGGAATGCGGAAGAACGATCTTTGGGTAGACGGCGTGAATATCTATCGCTATGATGGTGAAGGGTGGGTTTTCGCCTCCGAGTACGACTGCACGATTACCGAGATCAATGGCGGCCTCGTGTCCACGGGGGCGATAGCGTTCGGTAATACCGGGGGCATGGCCGCTAGCGGTACCGTAAGGATATGGTCCGGAGGGAACTCCGGGGCGAACGGGGAGCCTCCCGCTTCCCCGACATTCAAGGTGCTCAGTGACGGCAAGGTATATGGCAGCAACTCCATCATGTGCATGAACCGTAATTACGAGGTCTCATGCGGTTTCGCCAGTGACGGTAATAGCGGTGGCGATATCTCGAACCTTGATCCGGGATCTGTCCGTATATGGGTCGGCAGCACTTACGAGCGAAGGGATGAAGCCCCTTTCCGGGTCGGGCTAAGCGGTTTGGTGGCCGCTAGCGGGTTGATGCTCTCCAAGCGACATTATATGTATAACGGGGCGTTGGCCATCCACAACGACGGACAAGTCACGCTAAGATCGGTAGATACTGATAATGGTGGTAACCACCTGCGTAATGTCATAATGCAGACGTATCCGAATTACGTGAACTCGGTACTTGATCTGACCGATATATTAGACTCCGCTACGGCGATGAGTGTCCCGCCTATCTTGACATTGAGGTGTGGGCGTTCCGCTTATACCAATTATCCGAGGATATGGATTAATTGCGTGCATAAGGCTGGTTGGGGTTCCGCTTTCCGGGTCGAGTCCCGGTATTTTAATGACGATGGTGCCATGGAGAGAACTGTCATTAATGTCGGCTCCATGATGACACACGTGCAATTGGGGGCGTTAAGCTCTTCGCCCGAGCTATATCCTGTTTACTATGATAACAAAACAGGTTATTTATGTATGAAATACTAATAAAAAAAATAACAGATATGAAATTGACATTGAAAGACAGGGTATTAATACTCAATAACGTGCTGCCGATGTACGACAATCGCAAAAATATCGGCTTGAAAATATCTATCTCCGGCAAGGTCCAGCTATTGGATTCGGAGCGGAAGGAAGTGGTTATGACCCCTGTTGGTAACGGGGAATACGAGATCTCGTTCAAGACCGTGGACGCCATGACAGGGGTCAAGTCCTTTGATTTCACGGACGATGAGTTATGGTACCTGAAACAGCGGGTGGATTACCTTGATCGGCAGGGGATGTTCTCCGCCGAGACGATCGATTCTTATTCCAAGATACTCGACCAGCCTTTTTCCGGGGAGGAATACCAAGATAGATGGAATGAGCTAAAGGGAATAGATCCTATCGCTTAACGGGATATAAGCCTTTATCGGGGGCGGGCAAATAAAAGCCCCCGTATATATTAAAAGAAAACGAGTTATGGGAGTTGATTTGAATACGATATTGGCGATAATCGGTGCGATGGGCGGGATCGAGGGGATAAAATGGGGCATCCGTGCGTGGGCGAACCGTAAGACGAACGCCCGTATAGCGGACGCTCAAGCTGACGTGGAGGAGTTCAAGGCCCTGCGTGAGTATAACGAGTTCTTGCAAAAGCAGTTGTCTGAGAAGGAGGAACGGTTCGTTGAGCAGACTGGACGGCTCCGGCAGGTACAGGACGAGCTTTTCACCTTAAAAGAGAGCTACTCGGACGTGAAGATAGAACTGGCTTTAAAAAGGTGCGAGAAAAAGAAATGCGGTGATCGTGAGCCGCAGAACGGTTATTAATGAGGGAGGATAAGAAATGAGAAATAGTAGTCTGCCCAGAGGGTTGAGAAACAACAACCCCGGGAACATCAGAAAGAATAGCGATGTCTTCCAAGGCGAGAAGACAAGCTCTGATCGAGAGTTCAAGCAATTTAAATCGATGGCATACGGTTATAGGGCGATCTTTAAGATCCTGTTGAACTACGGCAGGAACTACCATCTAAAGACTATCCGTCAGATGATAGGAAGATGGGCACCACCGAAAGAGAACCATACGGAAAAGTATATTCAATTTGTATCTGACTACGCTGGAATCCCGGCTGACGATCCGATAAACATCAACGACCGAGAACAGATGATCCGGATCGTCGCCGGTATGAGCAAAGTAGAGAATGGGAGAGAGGCTGATATGTCGGATGTTATTGCAGGGTGGAATCTACTATGAGAACTATATTGTATATATGTATAGCACTATTTATATCCTGTGGTACTTCTAAGCACTCTACGGAAGTAGAAAGGAGTATGTCTACATCCGTCTGTCTATTTGATAGCCTATTACGAAAGGACAATATTTTTATTCTGGAGCAGCTTTTATCTAATGAAAGGCTACATGCTAATATTATTGTAACAGAGTGGTCTGTACCAGACAGTACAGGTAAACAGTACCTCGCAAGAACAACAGAGGTGGATATTGATAAGGATAAGACGGAGCGGTCTGCTAGGTCTGAACAATCAGGATCCGAAGTTATCCAAGTAAAGAAGGATGATGTGGATCAGATTGAGCGTGAGACAAAAAAAGAGATTGTAAAGGCTGATACTCGGTTAATGCCGAAATGGGTTTGGATGGTTTTGTTTATCGGAGGGTTAATATTAGCTTTAGTCTATTGGTTGGTTCGACAAAGGAAATAGTTTTGTATTACGACCTCTTTGCCAAGGATAGGCATTGTAGGTGGGGCAGATTTGCAAATATTAGAATTCAAGAGAAAGATACATGTGTTTTTTGTTAATTCGCTATCTTTGTAAAATATTTAAGATGTATATGGGGAATATATTGCAAATATTGTACGGTGTAATTACACAACCTTGTTTTTTAGCATGGTTTGGAGCAATCTGTGGACACATTTTATCTTTGTATTCAGATGATTTTGAAGGTTGTCAACCTTTTTTAAGAAAAATGTTCCCTGATAAAAAAGATACTTTTTACGTTCGTCTAGATTTTATATTATTACCTATAATAGGAGCTGTATTGTCAATGGTGTTGTTGGAGCCTTCTAATCTTAAAAGTGCAATATTTGCAGGACTAAGTTGGAGTGGTTCATTAATGGCATTGCTAAATAATAAAAAAAGTAAATAATATGAATACATATATAGATTATATCGCAATTATTTTAGGGATGATGGTATTGGCCTTATCTGTTATATTATTTATACGCGGAAAAAGAACGATGTCAAATAGTATTGCTAAATATATTCCTGTGCTTTTAGTAGTGGCTTCTTTTTTGTCTGTCTTGTTGTTGAATTTTTATTATGAACAACAATTAGCTATTGAAACAGATAGATTTGAAAGTTTGCAAAATCAAATATTATCTCAAAAATATGATAGTTTGTCATTGAATAAGCATGAGAAAAATATACTTCTAGATAGTTTAAAAAATGCAGAAAAGGAATTGGATGAAATCTTATTGAGGATACAAAAACAAGAAAAAATAATTGGAGATAAGTCTGCTTTAATAGAGAATGTGAAGAAAATGAAGCAAAAAACCGGTCATATAATTTATGAAATAGAGACTTATAATGAAATATTAGATAGTGGTACGTATAAGAATAATCGTAAGGGAGTAGTTTTTAGTGGTGAAACATCTTGTTTTACGTTTCAGCCTCCTTTGAAAACAGATGGTGAATATATTGATTTTGTGATCAAATTTCATGATGAAAGTTTAATTGATAAAATAGCGGTGATTTATATTGAAGTATATAAAGTTCATAAAGATGGTAATTTGACCCATATTTATGAACAATATTATAAACCTCAAAAAGGTGTGAATGCGTTTAGGCTAAAAAATTATTTAACACAGGATGGTACTGAAGCGTCAATAGGTTTTTTTTGGAAAGCAGATTTTGGCAGAACTGATTTCCCTCGTTATGAAAAGATTACTTATTCATTAAGATAATATTTTATTCGTAATGAAAAACGTGATTTTGATAGTTGAGATAGGGGGCTGTGTGTCAAAATAGAAATTTCACTAGTTTAAACTTTCGATCTGTAAGTTGGGTCATCGATTTGATACGAAATTCGCCTTTGTTTGGCTTGATTTAGCTTTTTGCAAAGCCATAAATCATGTTTGAAGTTTTAACTTGTTACTTTTCAAACGAACCATTTCTATTTTGACACACCCTCCCCTTTTTCAAAATAGCAACCTCCCATCCTTCTTATCCATCACCGCATTGAAAACACTTTTATAGGTCTCATACAACTCCTTCCGGCTTTCCGGTCCCGGCCAATCGGCAAAAGATTCTCCTGCAAAAAATTTCCAAGCGAAGATCCGTTTGGCTTTTTCGGACAACCCTAACAGGTCGACCATATCCCGGATATCCTGCATCCGTTCCCGGATATACTCGGTACGGTCAATACTATCATCGGGCTCATCAATAATGTTCAGTCTTCGCCAATCCACATTCTCATCTACCGGGATAGGCTTGTATTTATGCCGGTAGGGAGACGTGTCCGAGGTAACGTTCAGCTTTATCATTTGCAGGATATACCAGTCAAGTTCGGTATATTTACCTTGCTTGGCTTCCATAAGCCGGGAGAGGTGTTCCAGAGGCTTTTGAAGTAGCATACACATTACCTCGTTCAATACGTCAATAGCTTCACTACTCATTCCGGCAAGTGAGCAGTGATACTTAGCGTAATCCAGCCACCTGTCGTAACGTTTCTCAATATATTTATTCAATGCCTCACTTGCCATAGTTGTCTTTATTTGATATATTTGTCGCAGGTTGTAATGGGGTGGCGCTGTGAGGCGCTGCCTTTTTATTTATTCTCTTTGTTAGTCTTTATCTCTCGCTATAAAAATGTTATCTTTAGCCTTCTTTTTTATTCTTAGCCCAATCGATAATGTATTCAATACCTGCGTTGAATCCTTTGCTGTAACCATCTTTATATTCATGATTTGATATTCCATGATAGTAAGCCGAGCCGAAGCACAAGGCGAAACCAATGGCTATCAATACCATCCCTGTTTCAAAGTATGGATAAGCTAGGGATATATGGAATGGCTTGAACTGGATCGATATTCCAGACGTGAGAATGAATATTAGCGAGATCATTCCGATTATTAACAATGATATTTTAAGCATCTGAACCTCCTTTGTTTACATTGTGCGACATATTCTTTAATCTTGTTTGACTTTTATAATCCTTACATCCATAAGCGGCGAGATTAATGGCGTGCGTACCTATTCCTTGTCCGGAGAAGCATGGATAACGGATACATCTTACGCATTTCCTTCGTGGATATTTATTAGCGTCCTCCCGTTCTTTCAAGCGGTTGATCCCTATGTATTCCTCTGCCATGATTATTCCTCCTCCTCGGTCTCGTCGAATATCCGGGCCATCATATCGACGATGTTTGTTTGTATATTGTCCTCCGCTCCAAGCACGGCGTTGCTTATATGCTTTTTCTCCTCGATGATCCTGTAGAGCTTCTGGTCGATGGTCTTGCGGCCAAGCAGGTAATAGCAATTCACTGAGTCCTTTTGACCGATACGATGCGCCCGGCTCTCGGCTTGGTCGCAATCTGCGTATGTCCACGGTAGCTCGATAAAAGCGACATTGCTTGACGCTGTCAACGTGATACCCGCCGCAGCAGCCTTGATGGAGCAGATGATGACGTCCGTCTTGGGATTCCGTTGGAAAGCGTCTATGGCCGCTTGCTTTTGTTGCATATCTTGCCGTCCGGTGACACACACCGCCGAGGGAAACGCCTGTAGGAGCCGGTCTACGATCTCATGCAGGTTGCAGAAGAGGATGATCTTCTTTCCGTTCTCCCGAAAATCCTTCACGAAATCGATCACCTCTCTCAACTTACCCCGGGCCGTTATGTCCTTCAATATGCCTATTCGTACCATGACCTCGCCTTTCAGCGATTTTTGTACCTTCTCATCGTCGGCCTCCTTGTATCGTCTCAGATAATCCACCAAGTCACGCTCGGCGTCTTGGTATTCCTTGCGGTTGGTGATCTCGCAGGTCACGATCTGCCGTACCTTGTCGGGTAATTGAGTCAGTACCTTGGATTTTTCCCTCCGGAAGAAACAATGCTTCCAGAGCATGAAATTGAGCTCTTTCAAGTTCGAGGCCCCGTGCGGCCCGGAGCAATAGCGGTTCGTGAAATATTTCCAGCCTCCGAGATCGTTCATCCGGTCCATGATAGCGAGTTGGCATATAAGGTCGTTGGGCTTGTTTACGACAGGGGTACCGGTCAACAGGATGATCCACTCTTTCCCGGCGGTGATACCTTTGCAAAACTTGCTTTGTTGGGTAGCCGTTGATTTTACCTTATGGGATTCGTCAATGATCACGCTCTTGAACAACTTGATCGTATTATGGAACTCTACGTCTTTCAGCGTCCATTTCTCCGATTTGTTGATTCGGCGTACGAAATACTTCCGTAGGCTCTCGTAGTTCACGATGAACACATGGTTCATGCCCGTTTGCCAGAAGAATGGCCATGAGGTTCGTACCGAATCGGTCAATACCATGGCTTTCTTGTCCGTGAACTTGTGCCATTCACGTTGCCAGTTGATCTTGACCGTATTGGGGCAGATAACGAGACAGGGGAAAGCATTAGCTTTGTTGATGGTAGCGATGCTCTCTAATGTCTTGCCGAGGCCCATGTCGTCCCCATTGATAAACCGTTTTAGTTGTAAGCCTCGTGCGATTCCTTGCAGTTGATAGGGGTAAGGTTGTATCTTTAGGCCATGATCCTCGTCCAACTCGGGCATGTCCGGTATTTGATAGGCTATGTCCTCGTCGGTCTTAGACTCGTTCCCTCCCCAGTTGACGGGTTCGAAGTGCCTCACGTAATAGGTGAGCTGGTCTAGCTCCGCCTTGCACTTATTGTTGGCCGGGATCATCCACGCTCCGGTAGACTTGTCCCACCAGCGGACGCTGACGGCTGTCTTTAGCTTGTCAACGACCTGCTGGCGGTACCTGTCAAACCTTACCGCGTAGCATTGTCCCTTTTCCGTGTTTTGTAAAGTGATTTGCATAACGGTTGTTTTTATTATTAGTTAGGCGAACTCGTCGAAGGCTTTCACCTCCTCGGCGATCTCCTTGATCTGCTCTTTTTTCTTCCGTCCCCGTTTCTTTGGCTTCTCTTCCTTCTCGCCCGTGATATCCGATTCCTCCGGGGTATCGAAATCGAAGGATTCTTGCTTGATGCCATATTTACCTTCGAACAGGTAAGCGTCCACCTCGTAACTACATCTACCGATAGCCTCTTTCAACTCGGCTCCGTAAAGGTACCCGTCACCGGACTCGTCCTCATATTTGGTGAACGGGACGGAGAGGTTAAGGATCTGCCCGCTTTTCAGGAGCTTTTGCGCTTGGATTGATACGCCGGCTGATTCATCATTACCGCCTTTACTGTATCCGGTGACGATGATATTCTTTAGCTTCTCGTTCAAGTCATCGTCGGAGGGATTGGCGACATTGACCAATGTAGCCTCGTGCATCTCACAGATTTTCACTACGTGTGGCTTAAGCCGGTTCAATGCGTACAGTAGATCGGGGTGGATAAACTGCTCCGATTCCTTTAGGATGTTGTTCTTGTAGTTTGCTTCCACGAACTTTTCCGTGTACTCCGCCGTGAGCTGGTTGTTCTTGATCTTCACTTTCTGGATCTCGTACACGGGTTGCTCTTTTACTAATTCTTCCATGCTCTTTTAAAATTTAGGATTGTTATAACTCTGAGGCGCTAAGGCCATTTCAGCTTTCGCCTTGCTAATTATCGTGCGACACCATTCCAATTGGTGGGTCGCAGTCCGGTTCAATCTATCACACCAGTCGACTAGGTATTGCTCATCCTTGCACAGGCTGTCGATGATAGCGTTTACGGCCTTTGAGGTCGCTCCGGCCCGTGAAGCGGTTTCCCGTAATGTGTCGAATACTTCCGATTTCTTTTTCACGTTCAGGTGATATTTTGCGTCCGCTAACAGCTTCCCGGTTCGGGCGATATAGACGGCAAGGTCGTTTCCACGTAGGACAGCTTCTTGTACGTCTTCGCTCATTGTGATATTCAGGAAGGCATCTATGGCGGCCAGTTCCTTGGATATCTTGTCTGTCGGTGTGATATTGAGATTCATGATTTTTATTTTAAGATATAATCGTTGCCACAGTTGCCGCAATGATATACGTTGAATGTATCTCCCGTATGCGTCTGTAATTTCTTTACGAGTACGGAAGCTCCGCATATAGGGCATTTCTTTGCCAGCCTGCACTTTAGCCAGTCGATTAGGATTAAAACTAGACTCTTCATACTATTAGCTTATTAGCATCCACCACCGGAAGGCTAGTTCCTCGTATTTCTCTTTCCCTTTCCGGTAGCTCAGATCGTTCCGTCTGATGAAAGCCTTGAACACTTTTTGGTTCTTCTTGGAGATACCATAGATGAAATCTTGACGGCTTCCGGCGATATCCATATACCAGGCACGGGAACGATCCCAATCAAAGAAATCAATCGCCTCGTCAAACTGTTTCTGGGAACTGGCGAAGGTAGTTTTCAAGTCTCCGCCGAATCCGAATGTGGGAAGCCACCAGTCCCATTTGCAACGAGTGTCGAGCGTATATTCAAAGTTGCCGTATTGGAAACGTTGCCCCTTGTTTACCATGAACCGTTGCGTCTCCGCTTTAGCAAGCACTTGCGCCAATAAGGGATCGTGTCGGGCTTCCATACGGAGTGACTTGATCATGGCTTGTGCCAGTTCCCAATCTTCCCCGGAATACAATACGTCATCTACCGTATGTTTGTCATATCTTACCCGTTCGGGTTCTGTCAGCATCGCATCCACCAGACTCCCGAACTTGAACGCCTTCTCCTTATCCCCGTATTGCGTACGGGGATAGAGGAGGTTCTTTAGTTCTGTCAGGTCTGAGTTGCTGACCTCAGACCGTTGGTAATACGTATCTTGCATCTTCTTCCTTGAGTTTTAAGTATTCAATGACCGCGAAGTCAAATTCAAAATCGTAAGTGTTATCCATCAGCCACCGGAACCATTTGCGGCCCTCTTCCGTATCGAGGATCTTTTTTAGGTTACTCGGTGTACGCCTGTATTTCCCGAAGTTTATCCATGAGGACAGATATAGCTTTCTCATATCATTTGGCTATTACGTCATCGACATATCTCACGAAAGCGGACTGGATTCGCTCACCGTCCTTATTCACGACCTTCTCGCAGTAGGAGATCATCTTCTTGTGGATCTTCTCAAGATCCTCCATGCTCATGTTGATACCCTCACGCATGAACCACATCTGGTATACCTGCATGAATCCTTGTGGATTGGTGACTTGGATCTTTTTCTTGATCTTCGCCTTGGTAGGGGTAGGAGACATACTGGCGGCGCTGAAATCGAATGCTGCCTGTACTTCCGCGGTGGCTTTCTCTGCCTCCGCCTTGGCTCTCGCTTCCTCTTCCTTGCGCTTGCGTTCCAGTTCGGCCTTTTGACGTTCCTCCGCCTCTTTCCGTTTGCGCTCCTCCTCCAGCCGTGCCGCCTCGATTGCGTTGGTCTTGCGAATTTCCTCTTGCTCCTCCAGTTGTTTTCGGAGGGATGGGAGGCGGTCGACCAAGGATTGTTTCAGTCCCTCGATCTCGAAAGCGTATCGATCGGAATATTCTTTTTTCTTTAGGATGGCTATCTCGTTCTTGATCGCTTTGCGGGTCTCACCGTCCATATAGAATGTCTGTTTATTATCCACGACGTTTTTCACGAAATCCGTCCATGAGAAACCGGTGCTTGTTTGCGTGATCTGCCGGCATACGTCCCCATACGTGGCTAGGGAGGCACGATTGAAAATCCCGTTCAAGGCGTTGATATGCTTCTCGACGTAGGCGGCGTACGTGGTATCAAGCAAGACCGTTATGTCGGCCCGGTATTGGGCTTTCTCGTTCTCCGCCAACTGTTTTTGCCGGGCCTCTTCCTCACGGCGTTTTTGCTCTTCCAGCTTCTTGGCGGCGTATTTGTTACGCTCCATCTGTAGCAGATAAGGGATGGTTCCCTTGGATTTGGCGTCTATGGAACCCTCTAGTGTCGTGAAACGTTTGGATATAGCCGTTAGCATTTGGGTTAACGGCTTCCGGCGGTTGTTCATGTTCTCTACGGTCTTCTTTGACTTCGCAAGGTATTCTTGTACCGCAGTGTCGATCTCGTCCGTGCCGATACCTCCATTTCCCTCAATCGTGTCCAAGAGGGTTTTCCCTGCGTTCGTGCAAGCTGAGACCGACGCCTCATTGCGGGCGAGAATATCCGGGGCTGTCTGTAAGATGCTAATGACCTCGTTAGCCTTGAAAGGTAAATTGTTATTCTGTGTATCCATGTCGATAAAATTTTGAATGTTGATATTGAACTCTTAAAATCCGGCTTCTTCATCTTCTTGTGATATTTGGGCTGTTATACCAGATACGGGTACCGGTTCCGCTTGCGGTTGCTCTCCGAATCCTTGTAAGGGATTTTCCGATTGGGGCTGGAGGGCTTGCGGTTGCTGTCCGGCTTGATTGGGCTGGATAACGGTTGTTTCTTCCAGTCCGTAGTCGATCTCTTGTGGTTCCTCCTGTGTCTCGAATGAGGAGAACTGTCCCGTGCGTACCTTGGGATATCCGTCGAAAGCGTGCTTGATAAGCTTGCTTTCCAAGAATCCCGGATCAATACCTCCTTCGCTAGAGGTATAAAGGGCATTGGCCTTCCCTTCTTTCTGCCGGGTTTGCGGGTTCCATTTCTGGTTGTTCTTAAAGCTGTACGCTTCCAATCGCTTGATATCGCCTTCCATCATCCAGTGCCAGTCCACGGTACCGTCGGTGCGTACGATACGTAAGAAACCACCTATCACCTTGTTGGATTTTCGGGGGCATGCCGCTTGGTAGGTCACGGTCTTTACGCCGTCGATCAACCCGGGGGAGAAGGTATCGCCCTCATAGCAAACCACGGGATTATCCACGTAACGGACTTGTCCGGCACGTTGCCGCATGACTAACTCGCCATATCCGGTGATGGAGAGATAAGCACGTAGTTCGTAGATATCGCTACCGTTGTTATCCTTATAGCCGGTCTTCGTGCTACGGGGAAGAATATAACAGTGCGGTCGTCCTGTCGGGTCAAGTGACAGGCCGTTGACCGCTATATCCAAAAAGCATCCATAGAGGGATAACGGTGTGCATTTTTGCAGTTCCGGCTTGTCTTGTAAGATCTTCCGGAAGTTGAATTTCTCTTTCTCGTAGATTTGCGCTCCTTGGGCGGTACCCCAGATCGCGTTATACATTTGGATGAACTTTTGTTCTACCCTGTTATCTTCCGCTATCATGAGCGGGTTTAGCTGATTCAACTCAGCTACTTTGATCTGAATTAGATTCGACATGATGTTATGTTTTTAAATGTTAGTTACCAATGTTTAGCTATCATGTAAGCCATTGCCGCACATCCGGACGTCGTGATGATATGCAGGAAATGTCCTAGGCAAATAGCCACGATTCCAAGTATGGCGAGCGTTCCGAAAAGGATGTAAAATCCCCACCTCACCGCTTGGGCGAGTTTCCAGTAATCTGTTTTCATACGTCAATGATTTATTAGCAATGCGGTTTACCGTCCGTGAAATAGCGAGTTGGATGGGTATCGTAAACTTCCTTTTGCAACGCCTTGCCAAGGTGCCTTGCTATGTTAATGATTCATTTAATAGTCGTATGGATCTAGGGCGCACTTATACAGGTTTTCCAGCCTGTACTCGATTTTGCCCGGTCGCTTGTAACGTTGTAGCCTACCTTCCGAGACCCATCTTTCCACGTTCTGTCTCCCGAAACGGAGGTGCGCTTCCTTTTGTCCGATAAATTCCCGGATACCCGCTTGCATCCTTGTGATTTGCCAAGCAAGGTATTCGATCTCGATCTTTCGTAAAGAAGGTATGCTTTGATAGGTGTTTTCGGTTGGCATGATTATTCGCCCTTAAATAGATTCTTTTCGTTCGCGTATCGCATGAACTCCGCCATGGAGTGTATCGAGAGTTTCCGAAAAACGTTCTTCCGGTGGTTCTTTACGGTGTGGGACGAGATGAAAAGCGTTTCCGCGATCTCTTCGTCTTTCTTTCCATAGTAGCAAAGCTCCATCACCCGAAGCTGGCTGTCTGATAATGTGCTGTTGAACTTCGGTTCACAGATTTTCTTAAACCCGTCACATTCTCCTCGTAGAGGGCAGCCGACAAACTCGAATTTGAAATTCCAGTTCTCATCCACGTCTATCATGTTATCGTACAGCCCGAAGTTGCATTTGATAAACCTACGTACAGCCAAGAAATCCCGGTAGCATTTATTCCCGTCGTAACGGGCGTAATACTTGCGGAGTGCCGCATAAGCCTCCGGATAGAACTCTTCCAAAATCTCAAGGAAACTTTGAATGAAATCCGTATCGGACTCTTTCAGTTGGCGTTCCGGCTGTCCCTGCTCTTTGATAGTTACTTCGCCGGAGGGGGTGGTATAGAATTCTATTGCGCGCATACCTTATCCTCCTTTGGGAATAACTCACAGGCAGGAATGCCAAGTTCTCTTTCTATCACTTCTTGGGCTAACGCATCCGGTTGGTAGACTCCCGCTACCCAACATCTGACGGCCGATTCAGATCGTTTGGTAATGGTGGCTATCTTTTGGATGAAAGCCTTCTTAGGCGGCGTGTTGTCCATGGAGAAGTAGATCTCTCTGAATGAACGAGCGCCAATCTCATGACCTTGTAGGTTTAATTTTTCCATTTTTGCCTCCTTACATTATTATATATGTTCTAATTTCTTTACCTTTGATGTTGTATTAATTATTACAGGTGCAAATATATACTTTAATATTTTAGTATTGGTGGTTTTATGCTAAAATATTATAGCAATTAAGAGTATTTAAGATTTATGGTAAATAAGATTTCTTTGGTTACCTCAGGACTATCGCTGATTATCAGTTTGACTTCTGTATCATGTGTGCTTTTGCGCTGTGAGCCAATGACTGTGGATTGGATGGGCGTATTGGTTGGTGTCTTGTCTTTGTTGGTAGCATCTCTTGCGGTATTCTTTGCGGTTAGTTATTTGACAGTTGAGAAAAGGATAAGGAGTGCTTTTGAATTAAAGATGAAAGAGTCTTTTGAATACTTTGAAACCAAAACAGTTGTAGGCATAGTTGGCGAACAGCATAAAATAATTGACATATTGAGAGATTATTTTCTTATTAAGAAAGATCTTAGTTCTTATGTAATGATTCTTATTGCTGATTTGGAAATGGGTATTCGAGTTAAACAACAGGATACTATAGATTTAGCTATAAATTCTCTTATTGATGTATATTCTGAATGCACATTGGCTAAAACATTGAATATAAAGCAACATTATATTGATAAGCTGTTTTTATTGCTTGATGATCTATCTGGAAGGAATACTCATATTTTGTTGAGCAAGCTTGAGCTCGTTTATGAGTGTCCTTGCGGTAATACGCCCAAGACGTAATCCTTCATTGAAGGACTTGATGTCTTCTTCTATATGCTTGTAATATTCATGTAGAAAGATGACATTACAAGCTATTCTAACTTCTTGTGGAAGTTCAGATGATTGTCTGATGTAATCTTTGTTTGTCATAATGGTGGGTATTAAATGTTCTTGCAAATATACTAAAATATTAAAGTATGCAATTGGGTAAAGCAGAAATAGTGCAGAAAGCGATAGAGTTGATTTCTAATTCATCCCTATCAAATTATAAGATTGCTAAAGATACGGGTATAACGGAAGCTTCTATAGGAAATTATAGAAACGGAAATACAAGACCGACTTTGGCGAATGCTAATATTATAATAGATTATTTCAATAAAAAGGAATTGGAATTATCTGATTCTAACTTGATAATTAATACCGAAACAGAATATAAAGAAGCTATGGAGAAAGGATTAAAGTTATTGCCAGAGGTTGATTTCAAGTTCTCAGGAGGAAAGGCTGAGTTATTAGGTAGCACAGATGCTGTAAAGCGATATTGGTATTTACCTGATTGCAAGGATTGTGAAGCAATTGCCCAAGTCGCAGGTAATTCGATGGCTCCGGCCTATCCATCCGGTTGTTGGATTGCCTTGAAACGTTTCAGTTTTGAGAAAGAGTTCCCCAATCAAATCCCGTTTGGAAATGTATTCGGAATTGTTGTCGAAGATAAGCAGACCGGAGATTATCATGGCCATATTAAGATCTTGCGCCGTTATAGCGATCCTTCTTTGGCCAAACGATTTTGGATAGCCCGGTCTATAGATCGGGAGAACCATGATGATTTCGATATTGATATTGAACAGGTGCGTGGTTTGTGGATTGTGAAGCAGCATGTGGTTGCGGATGTGATATTGTAGGCTTATGCTTTTACAAGGAAGTAATAATTGAAAATTTTTACTTATGGAACTAAAGGATTTCGTTCGGGACACGCTACTTGATATTGTGCAAGGGGTGAAAGAGGCACAAGATGTATGTGGTGTTGAAGGGGCGATTATAAGCCCAAGAAATGTTCAAATGATTGCGCCTAAGGCTAATATTGAAGGTAAAGTGCATTATGTTCAAATGGTTGAATTCCAAGTTGTACTGGGAGAGGAGCAAAATGAAAAATCGGATGTTTCCGGAAAAGGCTCTATATCCGCAGTGCTGGCTCATGTTGGCATAGACATAGGAATGTCTAAGAAAATAGAAGAAGGTAATAATAATCAGACTGTTATTAAATTCTCAGTACCTGTTATATTACCTTCGATAGATAACAAAGAATTTGAAATACGCAGGGTTGCTCATAGTCGCTAAGTATCAGATTCTTGTAAATTTCCATATCGATATTTGCCAGTCAAGATAAAGATTACAACGCTCTGTATAAATATGGCATCGTCGTCGAAGTCGGTATGTAAAGTATCTTTCAAAAACATCTTTACTAATTTGTACCGAATGTAAATTGATATAATCTTTTTGATCATGACTGTAAGTATTAAATGTTTTATTCTAAAATATAAAATGCTAGTTCTGTTTTCAATGGATTGTGAAGCTGCATGTGGTTGCGGATGTGATATTGTAGGTTTATGCTTTCACAAGGTAGTAGTAATTGAATTATAAATTGTAGATTTATGAAAATAGTTAGTGTACTTCGTTTTGATAAAGAAGATAAAATTTACCGAGTGTATAATCCTTCTAAGAATGCTCTTTGTATGGAACAGCTTCCAAGGATAGGAGAAAAGCTTGTTTTTGATATTGAAGGCGTTTCACATATAGCGGAAGTTATAGACGTTCATTATTCTATTTCAGATGGAAATGTCGATATAATAATAGGTAAAGAACGTCTATATACTGATTATAAAACAGAACTTGATGCTTTGGGAACTCTGGCTTTCAAAACGCAGTTGAAATAATATTCATCTGCGTATGGTTTGAGTTCTTCAAGCTGTTTCTTTGTGAGATACAGTCCTGCGAAAGGAGGTTGTTTGCCTTCTTTCACTTGTCGCATTGCATTAGATACGGCTTTGCGAATTTTAATTTGTTGAATCTGTTTATCGAACAT